TAATAAACACATGTACTCTGTCTTTCAGGGACAGGTTTCGTATTGTTGATTACATGTATTATTCTAAAACACATTCAGTACTCCCGAGTCGTGTGGGTAGGCGGTTGCAATGCCAATTGTTCCACTAGAATATGTTTTAAAATAATGTCAGTATGTGTGGCTATCTATATTTCAAGGTTAAGCAATTTTAACACATACTAACATTATGTTAGGGTCGATACCCTAACCAGTAGTCTTACTTTCCACGTTGTCGCCATGAATTTCATGTATACTGTCCGCCCGTTCATTACTGTTTATAGTGTGTAATGTAGTCCTCGTTACTACTACCACTTTGAGATTACTTTGACAAAATTTTAAATTTGTTTTGTAACTCTACTTGTTTGAGGGCACGTTTTACTTTGTCCTCAATCAATTTTTGTCTTTGTTCTAATGACAATGAATGTTCTTTCGACCATTTTAGTTTGTCAGAAGTGCCTAATGATTGTAATTCCCTTTTCATTTACTGTCAAACTCCTTGTTGTTTTTTTGCTACAAAAGCAAAAACCCCTGAGACTTTTTAGTTTCCCAGGGGTTAGATAAATGTGTTTATGATGTAAACTTGTTACCTAGTCCCCGGGCCTCTTAAATTATCTTCACTTGATAGTTCGTTTGAGCCGCGAATACTTGTAGGATATGCTGGTACAAACGATATGGCTAGTGTTAGCCATTGTCCGTTATGTTTCTGCATGTTACAAGATTTATTCATCATAGTCTTTTATTTAGTCCTGTGTTTCAATATGTGTTTATTATATACGCATTTTTAACAAAAGTCAAACATTTTTGATACTTTGTTACCCAAATACATTTTCTAGTACTAACGTTTTAGAAAATAAATATTACATGATATTTACTCCCACTGATTATAGCATAGTTTTTTTAAGTTATGAAGAACCCAACTGTGATAAAAATTACCAAAAACTATTAGAGTTATATCCTAATGCTAAAAGGATACACGGAGTTAAGGGTAGTGATGCTGCACACAAGGCATGTGCTAAGTTGTCCGATACCGATAAAGTTGTAATCATTGACGGGGACAACATAGTAAAGCCTGAATTCTTTACAACATCATTTAATATTAAAGATGATGTAGATTTTGACAACCGTGTGTTGAGTTATAGTGCGTATAACCCGTTAAACGGAAACAGTTATGGTAATGGTGGAATCAAATGTTGGCCGGTCAAGTTGATAGAAAACATGCGTACACATGAGAATAATGATGGTAAACATGTTATTGACTTTGACTATAAAAGTTACCTAGAACTGAACTTTCAGGGTAGCATATTAGATATTACTAGTACCCCATACCAAGCATTTCGTGCAGGGTTTCGTGAGGGCATAAAGTTATATCACTGTGATGGTTGGGAAAATATAGACTGGAGAAACTATGACAGATTATGGCGCTGGTGCCATCTTGGGATAGAGATAGAGAACGGAATTTATAGTATTATGGGCGCTAGAAACGCATTAATGTATTTGACCAAAACAACAATGATTGAGAATTTGTTTGAACTTGAACATTTGTTCAATGATTTACTAGCAGTGGCTAGTAATGACTTGTTATGGTCTTGTAATAAAATGGGTCAAGTATTGAACGCTAGGCTCAATACTGATAAGTTCTGTGATGTATACAATAAAGACGATAGCATACTTTACAAACATCAAAACACATGTGTGGTACGTAGTAGTGAGGATTTTTTAATTGAATGACATACCTTTCAATGATATAACTAGTTTTGGTCAACAGACCATGCTGGATAGAAAACTATTCAATATAAGTTGGATACTAGGACGTTTCTGTAATTATAAATGTAGTTACTGCTGGCCCTATGCACGTACCGATAATCCTGATTATGTTGAGTTTGACACATATATCAAAACTATAGATGAAATCAAAAGTCAGGCAAGATTAAATGGGTTTACAGATTTTCATTGGTCATTCAGTGGTGGCGAACCAACTGCTTACAAACAATTATTAGACGTAATAAAACACTTAGACGATGGACCTTTATCTCCTTACCAAAGTGTGCACATGACTACGAATTTAAGTCCTAGTATATCTTGGTGGAAACGTTTCCATGAACATACAAGTTTATTACAAAGACGTAGTATCACAGCCAGTTATCATAGTGAGTTTGCTAAAGAAACGGAGTTTGGTGACAAGTGTGTTATGTTAATAGATAATAATATATTTGTAACAATCAATCAAGTAATGGTTCCTAGTTTGTTCTATGAACTATATGAACGTTGCGAACGATTTAAACGTAGAGGCATCAATGTAACATTAAAGCCGCAAAGCAATGAACGGGCTAATGCTATCGTAGACGGTTATACTGATGATATGATAAACATTATGCGTAATGAGTTTGAACAAGAAGCAATGGGCAATGTTGTGCATCAAATTAGATTAAATGATGGTACCAAAGATTACTACATGGATCAAGCAGAAAGATTCAATAGTTATGGGTTTAATAGTTTTACCAATTGGACTTGCAATAGTGGCTATCAAAGTGTTATAATAAGGGGACTTGAAGTTAAGCGTGGGTATAGTTGCCGTGATAATATACTGGGCACAATTACTGATGGGTTTAACTTATTCAAAGAACCAACAACGTGCATTACTACTCGTTGTGTTAGTAGTGCTGATAGTAAGATACCAAAATGCAAAAATTAAATTTTGATAGAATCATAAGTTACGGGTGTAGTATCACCTCTGGATTTGAATTAGGTGATGTAATCATTACCGATATTGATGTTGATACATATAAAAGAAAATCATCTATCCAGCATTGGATAGAATGTTTAAAAGAAAAAAACGTATTAGAAAAAGTTGATATGATAGGCAGGCAAATAGCATGGCCTAAATACATAGCCAAACATTATAATGTAGAATTAGATAACAGAGCCATTGTTGGTGGCAGTATACAATCAACTGTATATCAAATAGAACATGACTTAATCAATAACAAAATCAATGACAATGATTTGATATTAGTTGGTATAACCGATACGTCTAAGTTCTTTTGGATAGACGATAACAATATATCACATCATGCTAATATGGGCGGAATTGATACAAGATGGCCATCAAAAACATTTCATAAAGAGTTTATAAAGTTTAGCAATCAACATCATTTACAGTTTAATTGGTACCAATCTATTAAACACTTAGATATGCTATCAGACAAACTAAACAATAGGTTGTTGCAACAATTTGTGTTTAAGCCCATGGATACAACCGATATATTAATCAATACAGTATATAATTTTAAGTCTATTATTGATAAAAATTATTCATTTGATAATATAGTTGATTGGAGTGATTTGCGTAACGTGCACGGATATCAGCATCCCAAAGTACAATTCCATAAACAATTTGCAGAACATATACTAGGAGTATTAAATGAAAATTGATACTGAGCATTTACATTTTTGGATGGAGGCGATACGCAAGAGCAAAGATCCCATGCGTACAATGGATGCATTTTGGAGTGGACAATTGCGTAGCAAAGAATGGCTGATTGATACACTAGAATATATCATACGCCCTCATATAAACAAAACACCACAACATATAACAATACACGGTGGCTGGGTAGGCGTACTAGCAAGTTTATTGTTCCAAAGCAATCTACATATAGAAAAGATTGTAAGTGTAGACTTAGACCCTGAATGTGAACCTATTGCACAAATGATGAATAGACTAGAAGAAATGAACGGTAAGTTCATGGCAAGAACTAGTGATATGTGCATTACCCCTGCGTATGGTGATATCGTTATCAATACTAGTTGTGAACATATTACACAAGAACAATATGATGATTGGTTAGAACATCAAATTATTAAAGATGATGCATTAATTGTTTTACAAAGTAACAACTACCCAATTGACGAACACGTAAGACAAGCAGAAGATTTAACACATTTCAAAGAACAATGTCATTTGGGTAACATAATATGGTCCGGTGAGATGAAGTTGCACTTGTATACTAGATTTATGGTTATCGGAACAAAATATGTTTAAGTTTAATGACATAAATCAGTTACAAATAGAAATAACAAATAGGTGTCAGGCTAGTTGCCCTATGTGTCCTAGGAATATACATGCGGGTATTGATAATCCATCGTTAACCATTAATGACTGGAGTTATACAGACTTTGTTGCTATCATTACAAAACCTGTATTAGAACAAATAAAACTATTAATGTTTTGTGGCGACTTCGGTGATCCTATTTTAAATAAAGACTTGATTAAAATGTGTCAGTATGTAAAAGACACACAACCCAATATTAGAGTTGAGATATACACAAACGGTAGTGCTAGAAGTAGTAGTTGGTGGAAAGATTTAGCAACATCATTGCCAATTGACCATACAGTTATATTTGCTATTGATGGACTAGAAGATACTCATCATATATATCGTATAGGAACAAACTACAATCAAATACTTAGTAACGCCAAAGACTTTATGTCCATTAATGGTATTGCTGAATGGTGTTATATTAGATTTAAACACAACGAACACCAATCTGAGTTGGCTAGAAAACTAGCAAATGAGTTAGGGTTTAATAAGTTTTCTATTAAGAATAGCAAACGATTTAGCAGACCATTTCCCGTAGTAGATAACAACGGGAATCTCTTATACGACATAGAACAAACAACTGATAGCATTGTACAGTTTGTAGGTAAGAATGAAGTTAGCAATCATAAAACTTGGGAGACTGATATACATTGTCAGTCAATGAAAGATAAAGAACTATACATTGATGCACATTATATACTAAGCCCATGTTGTATGATTGGGGCATTTTTATATACCAACTATGATATTGAATTACATAAACAATATAACTTATATACTGAAGATTCTATCATAGATTCCGGATATGAAGTACAACAACAAATACTAGGGTTTGTAGAAGAACTAGGTGGATTTGATAATCTCAATACTTTAAAGCATGGATTAGAAAATATTGTAAATACAGAGTTATGGCAAAACTACTGGCAACGTAAGTGGGACAATAAAGAGTCATCAGCATGTATATTATTGTGCAGTTCAGCAAGCCCATACATGACAACTAAAAAGCAAAAGATAGAATAATATGTTTAAATTTAATCAGTTAGAGAATATGCACCTAGAGATATCAAACAACTGCCAAGCCAGTTGTCCTATGTGCAATCGTAACATCAATGGTGGATTAGATAACCCATTGATTAAGATACGTAACTGGACATTAGAAGAATACAAAACAATAATGAATATAGAAGTATTGAACCAAATTAAAGGCTTTTACTTTTGCGGAACATTTGGTGATCCATTATTGAATAATGAACTACTTGAGATGTGTGAGTATACAAGAGATACAAACCCAGAGATACATGTACAAGTACATACAAATGGTAGTTTAAGGAACACTGACTGGTGGACTAAACTAGCAAGTGCACTACCCAAGAATCATAGAGTGGTGTTTGCATTAGATGGCTTAAGTGACACACATCATCTATACCGTATAGGTACAAGTTATGAAACAGTTATTAAGAACGCCCAAACATTTATGAATGCGGGTGGTATTGCTGAATGGGCATTTATACAGTTTAGACATAATGAACATCAAACTGAATTAGCAAGAACAGAAGCAAATAGATTGGGTTTTAAATACTTTACAGTTAAAAACTCTAGTAGATTCTTATTAGAACCCAGAAGTAAAGCAGTAGATAAAGATGGTAACTTTATGCATTATATAGAGCCTGCTAGTTTTACACCCATTAAGTTTATTGATAAAAGTATTATACAAAACTATAAAAAGATATTACATGATGCAAAGATAGAATGCAAAGTATTAGAAACAAAAGAAGTTTACATAGATGCATATGGGGATTTATATGCATGTTGCTGGCATGCTAACACA